CGGATGGACAAAGTTGATGCCATGTGCAAAATTTTTGGTTGCAATCGCTCTGATCTGATGGAAGTCCAGACTTCGGGACACCCAGAATGGTATGATTATCCCAAAACTACCAAATACATGGAAGCGATCCTCGACAAGCCTGGACTCGGCGTCCTTCTGGAAGGTGCTATGGAGTTATCAGATGAAAACGTGGATTTGCTTCTGAACATGATTGAAGCAATGAAAGGAACGAACCCAGATGGATGATGTTTTTGTTTACTTCGTGGAGTTGCCAGACGGCATCAACGAGGCGGTCATGCCATGCCTTGGCGGATATACCGTCTACATCGACAAGAGGCTGTCTGATTACGCACAGCAAAGGGCATACAACCATGCCATGTACCACATCAGGAACCATGATTTCGAGAAGGCTGATGTGCAGTCAATCGAATACGAGGCACATAAAGCCAACCCGTGAGGGAGGTGAAACAAATGAAGACATACATATACAAGAAATCCTTCACCTTTGAAGGTCAGCGCCATTATGTGTACGCTAAAACAGAGGAAGAACTCTATCGGAAGCTGGCAGAAAAGAAGCTGGCTCTTGAGCGAAACCTCGTTGTTTACGACAGCACTATGCTCTTTTCCAAATGGGCAGAAGTGGCGATCGAGACGTATAAGGCAGGTGTGGGCGACCGCACACGAGAAGAGATGCGAATCCGGGTAGACAAGCACCTGGTCCCAGTGCTCGGCAGGCTTCAGATTGGCAAGATCCGGCCGATACAGTGCCAGAATATTCTCAACGGCCTTGAGGGATACAGCAAGAGCTATATTAATAAGATTTACCAGGACATGCGTTTCATCTTTTCGAAAGCAAAAGAGAACTCCATGATTCATGAGAACCCTGCTGCCTATCTGATCAGACCAAAAGGCGGCACCAATCACCGCCGAAGCATCACTGACAACGAACGCAGATGCCTGTTAGACGTCTCAGAACGCGATTCCTGCTACCTTCTGTTCCTTTTGATGTTGTTCTGCGGCTGTAGGCCTAAAGAGGCTATAGAAGCGCAACTGAGAGACGTGGAGATGCGTTCTGATGTTCCGTTCCTTCATATCCGAGGAACAAAAACCGAGAACTCTGACAGATATGTGCCGATGCCGCTGTATCTTTACAGCAGGATGCCGAAGCGGAGTCCATTTGAGCACATCGCCCTCAACAGGTGCGGATCAAAACACTCCCTGGCTTCCTACAAAAGGCTGGTGTCTCATCTCAGAAGAGACATGAATATCGAAATGGGATGCCGGACCTACAGGAACAAATTGATTCCACCCTATCCACTGGCGGAAGACTTCGTGCCCTACTGTCTACGGCACACCTACTGCACGGACCTGCAGAAAGCCGGCGTTGATATTCGTACTGCCCAGAAACTGATGGGCCACGCAGATATTTCTACGACAGCGAACATTTATACTCATCAGGATGAGGAACTGTTGATGGAAGCAGCCAAAAAGATTAACATTGTTAAATACCCCATCTAATACCCCATCTAAATGTCGAAAAATGAGTGATTTTGTCCTCTTTTTTTACAGAATATGGAAAAACCAAGACAAAAAGAAAAACCCCGAGAGCCGCATAAACAAAGGCTCTCAGGGCTTTCCAAAAGACATGAACCAGAAGGGATTCGAACCCCCGACACCCAGCTCCGGAAACTGTAGTCAAACGGCTTAATTATGCGGTTTTTACTAATCAATACCCCACATAATACCCCATCCGATAAATAGAAAAAGGGGAGGTCAAAAGCCTCCCTCTTCTCATCTAACGATCTTCTTATATTCCTTGCAAACTCCAAGGCACTTGTCTCCGAACTTTCCGTTCACCGTCAGCCCGGCCATCTTCTGGAGCTTCTTGACCGCCGCCACGGTCTTCTCTCCGTACATCCCATCAACAACCAAATCAGCATTTAAGACCCAGTTCAGAACCCTCTGGACTCTCTTGATTTGCCCTTTAAGGTTTGTGTTGGTCTTGATCCCATCGCCTTTGATGTACCAGCCACGTTTCGGCAGCTCTGGAAAATAACCAGGATAACCGACTATCATCGGCTCGCAAAACAAATCATGCTCTGCCTTGCGCCGTCTGGCAAGTCCCTCGAGAACTCTTCCGCCTGCCTTGTTGTATTCAAGGATCTTCCGGGCGATGGTTGCCTTGTCCCTCGTGCCGTTCGCTGTCAGCTGATCAATGCTGCCGATGTTGTACGCAAAAGAAACAAGGGCATCAAACTGGTTCTGATTCCAGTGGTAAATGTCCTCGTACTTCTCAACCTTTGGCTCATACCTCTGTTTGATGGATTCGATCAGCCACTTCTCCGCCGTGGGCTGCGTGATCGTGAGACCACTCTTAATGGTTTTGCCAGTGACTGCCTTGTCGGCTGAAGTAATTCCCCATCCTATCGTCCAGACGCCCACAGCATCCTTGTAGGCTGTCAGATGGCAGCCCTCAAATGATTTAATCAGCTGAATTCCTCTGCTCGATGTTCTCATCCTCTTCCTCCGCTTCAATCTCATCAGGCACATCCTCAGTCATCAGGTCTACTTCAGGCAGTCCACTGACAACACACATCAGGAATATAAGAAAAGTAGAAGACACCGCACTGACAAGAACGAACCTCCAGTCTACCTGTGTGATAAGTGTTCCTGACGGAAATAAACCGATTACTGTGACGCAAAATGTCCGAAGGCAACGAACCGCTGTGGCTCTTGCCCAAATTTTAAGTTTTTCGTTCATAATGTTCCTCATTTCTTGATAAGATAGTCGTTCAAATTCTTTTTTGCCCTTCTGAGTTCGTCCACATCATTACCATCAATGGCATGGGATAACAAGGCTAGCAAGGCTTCCTGCGTAACTCGGTTGGCTTCACGGTTCTGATTGAAGTTGTCATCGCCTTTTTCAAGGCGCTCATCCACTACCTTCTGCCATGCCTCCAGTTTGGCGATCCGCTCGTTTTGAGTCTCATTTGGCGTCCCCGCAAATTTCAGCAAAGCATAAAGCAGTCCGATCAAGGTCCCGACCTGAACTGCCAGTGAGATCCCCTGGGAGATGATTTGAATTGTTGGGTTCAATGGATTCACCTCCTCTTGATCGTGATCATGCCACGATATGTCTTGTTGGTGGTCGCTGTCTTCGCCAGTTTATCAATATCCGCCTTGCTGACTCCGCCGTAGTTGACAAGCCAAGGCTGATCACCGTCAGGAATGATGCAGATAGAATGAATCGGATTCTTCTGCTCCATGATAACTGCCTGACCTTTACTGAGTGCTTCTTTCATTCGGCTCGCAGATACTTCCCTGTAGTAAGTGGCGTCAGCCTTGCCTTTTCCGAGAGCGTCAATTCCTTTGGCTACTCCCCTGACAGTGACCTTCGCCTTCACATCGCCTTTGGTGTGCTTCTTGTGCCACTTCAGGATGTCAATAGGCCAGCGATGCACCCCGCAGTATTGCAGGGCGACATACTCAGCCATGAGGGAACAACCATGCTTACGTAAAAAGGCATTGGAGAATTTGGATTGTTTCGGCACTGTTATTTTCGTGCCGTCCTCCAGAACGATCTTGAGAGGGTACTTTTTGTCTTTAGTCTTGATTATTTTCATTCTTTATCCCTTACTGGTTTTTGGTTACATTGAACGCATATTCAACCTTGATTCCACAAGCATCATTATTGACTGCTCCAGAAAATGCACTTGTTCTGTAGTAGTGTACATTTATCCCTGACGGACACTGGAAAACTTCAAGGCCTTCTGTGTCACTTGCTCCAACAACATCTTTTCCCTCACTTCCTGAGCCGACAAGATATTTGTTGTTCTGTCTTACCGTGATAGTTAATTCTACAGCTTCAACATCATAGTTGTTTGCTATAGGAGCTGTCAGTGGGACAGTGAACATAATCTCTTGACTTGATCCTGTGACCCAACCCGCAACGAAGCACTCTCCGACAAGGCCGTCTGCTCCTACGTTATCAGTCGTATACCAAAGGTTTGTCTCTTCCTCTGCATAAACTCCATCGTGCAGGACAAAAGAATTTGTTCCACTAGGCCTTATCCCTTCTGCTGTTAATCCTGAGATATATGTCCCGTCATAGATGCCAGCACTGCCATCAATGATTCTTTTCAGTTGGATTTCGCCTGACTTGATGTTCATGAAATTCTGAGAGTAATATCCATTTCCCATTTCATCTATGTGTTGTTCTCTTGCGGACTTCATGGCGACTTCTGTTCCGAAGCTTGCTATAACGTTGTTCGATGCATCAACCACATCAAACGAGCCTTCGCCATTTATCAGGGCTTTGTATCCGCTGTTTTCAAAGCCGACTTCGATTCCTGCAGCCACTTCCCGAATGATAAGCTTCCTGTCCCTGGCTTCTGCTTCAGCAGTCTTGTATGCCGTGACCGCTCTCTTGTTGGCTGATAAGGCATTCTCGTTCGCTTTGTTTGCTTTAGTATCGTCTGTTGGTGGAGCAGTAGCGTTTCCAGTAATCCATGCTCTTCCACCGCCTACCCTCAGCTGAACTACATCGCCTGGCTTGCAGTCTATGGTCTTTCTGACTGGTGTTTCATCAACACCGCCTGCTATATGCACCCATGCTGTATCACCGTCCGCACGAAGGACTTCGGCGGTGGTGTCATACGGTGACGTGCCACGCTTATCAGAATCCCTGATGGACTGCACAATATTCTTTATGATTCTGTCATACTTCGAACTCATATTTCACCGCCTCTTCGCTTGTCCTTGCGCCGTGTGTCAATTCCACGCTGTGGGACTCCACACGGTACGTTCCCACGATTTTCTGCTCGGGGTAATTCATATTGACCAAATCACTCGGTCTGATGTCGGGGTTGTACCGCCTGTCATACGAGATTGACGTGACTACCCTCTGTTCTTCCTTTAATCTCCGCACTGAATAATCTGCTATGCTTTCACCCTCGGCAAGATCGCAGGATGTATCTTCCATCCAGATTTCACGTCCACGGTTGACAGTGGACAAAGGCGAATCAGGCGAATCATCCCTCGCCACCGCTGAGACCTCATCGACAACCGCCCTGAAGACATTCGGACAGGAATACCAGTCATACTCCCGTGACATCTTCGGCTCAATGGCATCATTCTCAAGGGCATCATACCTTGCGGATACTTCCGTGGCTTGCGGGCAAACATGAATAGTTCCGTCACCGTCAATGCGGATTCTCCAGTTGACAGCCTTTATCAGCTTCCATGCCATCGAAAGATTTGTTTCTCCGCTCTCAGCGATGATGGCGTTCTGTAAAGCAGGCGTTTCGCCGTCAATCACGCAGGGCGCAGGTGATATGGACAGAAGCCGTTGCACCATATGCCCCACGTTAAATCCTGCAGGACAGTACCAGCCACGCTCCAGAAGCACATCGTCCGCCACCTTCAGCACCGAATACAAATCAACTTTGTTGCTGATTCTGTAGCCGTCAATATCATCTTTTGGGCAACTGGTTAGTCCAGTGAACAGGGCAACATGTTCTGACGCCCCCGCCTGACGCACGTCAAGCCATATCCGCACCCATATCTCGCCACGACTGTAATTCATAACTGATATAGATGCGGATTCCATCAAGTCACTGGATTTTCGATTAATGTCGCCGTCAATAATTTCGAAGCGTTCAATATCCCTCCATGTGGACGGGTCTACCACGGAGGCGTAATATTCTGCTGAAAATCCTTTGTTCCAGTTCATGTCCACCTCTTTTTACTGTCTTAAAGTGCGCTTCATGTTATGTTGTCGGCAAATCAGAGCCCCATTCACCAAACTTTACATTAATAATGCCGAAGTTTTTCCATGCTGCTTGTGGAGAAGCAAAAGCGCACCTGTCGTTAATTTGAACTGATGTTGAAGTTTTTGGAGTATATACTTTATAATTATTATTTGGCAGTACTTGTTGATTTGTTAAGCATGACGAAACGTCTCTGCTCTCAAATATAAGATCTCCATTTACTTTAATCGTTATTTCGGCCTTGCCGATTTCCCCCCTATAAACAACTTGTCTGGTAAGAGTACAAGGCCATGTTACCTTTTGCGGAATACCTAACAATGTATCTGTTCCCGCCGCATTAACAATTTTGACATTCCCACTACTGTCAAGTATTAGGGATAATGCTCTTAAAGTTTCTCCGTCATAATAGGCACATCCCATACGTCCAAACTGTTCACCATTTTCTTCAAGAGATTGCGTAACTTCTATCGCATAATTTTGCTTAGTGACTGGGAAGTATAATGAGGTGGTCTGGGGCACGACATTTACATTGTTGCCCATAGAATCAACAGTATTAGATGTCGATATGTTCTTAGGCCCAATATAATCCTCTAATGCAGTAGTAACCAAATCTCCATCGGCCGTGGCATTGTATTCTATAAGCCATAAAATGTTTTCTGGTTCAACGTCTGGGATCGGAACATCTGAGTTGATTTTTG